TGATGAAGAAACTGAGGGAGCAGGCCATCGGGCAAATTGACAAGGGTGAGCCGGGTGAGTTGTACATGGCTGAGTGGTCGGTGCCTGAGTCGGTCTCCCCAGATGACGAGCGTTATTGGGGCTACGCAAACCCGAGCATGCCTCGCACGGTCACGCTCAAGTCGCTTCGAGCTGCACACTCCAGCCCTGACCGATCACAGTGGCTTCGCGCTCACTGCAACATGTGGGTGAGTGCTGCATCTTCGTGGATTCCGCCGGGGCAGTGGGCAAAACGGTTTACAGAAAACTCCGAGTGGGATGGCACGACTTCGGTGCTGGCGGTTGACTCCGCGGTTGACGACTCAAAATATGTCGGGGTTTGGTGTCGCAAAAATACAGACGGCGACATTGTTGCCTCCGTTGAGTTTCAGACCGAGTCGATTGCTGAAATGTGGGAACAGATCACATCGTCGTTAGAGCGTGAACCTAAAACGCAGCTGGCAATTACGCCTTCTCTGTTTATTCACACGCCCGAGAAGTTTCAGCGCAGGACGGTGCAGTGGGGCTACGGCGAAATAAACAAATACACGTCCACCGTTAAGGGTCTCATCAACGAGGACAGGGTGAAGCACACGGGCGAGATCCTTCTTGCGGAACATGTAAACAGAGCCGTATTAATCCGCGGTCAGGGTGGCGCACTATCAATTTCGTCGCAGCGATCACCCGGGCCCATTGAGGCGTGCCGTTGTCTCATCGTTGCAGCTGCAATGGTGTCGAGACCCGGGCAGGGAAATAAACCGACAATGGGTTCGTCAAGATAGTTGCATTTGCAACAACCTTGTGTAAGACTCCGAGTGGATGGGTATTTTCTCACGCAAAGTTGAAACAGCCGCTTTTGCATCTGCACCTGTGCAGGCTGCTGCTGGCGCGTCCTATGTTGGCAACTTCATCGCCTATCAAACTGGGTCGGCTGAAGTCCGCGCCTTGAGCATCCCGACAGTTTCACGTTCACGGGATCTCCTCGCTGGCATCATCGGCTCGGTAGGTCTTAAGCATTACTCAAAGCAGTGGAACGGCGAAGACTATGACGAGGTGTACCTGCCTCTTGAGCCTTGGATGGAACAACCAGATCCAAAAGTCTCGCGCACGTTCTTCTTTGTAAACATCTTCAGTGACATGTTCTTCTACGGTGTGGCGTACGCCTATGTGCAGACCCGTTACTCCACCGGGTTGCCTGCTTCGTTTACATGGCTTCCAGCTGCAAATGTGTCCAGCACTCAGCAAAGCGGAATCCCACAGTTCTACGGCCCATCTGATGAGCTTGAGTTCAACGGACAAAAGCTTGATGTCAACAACGTCATCCAGTTCATTAGCCCTATCGAGGGAATCTTGAAGACTGGCGCTCAAGCAATTAACACCAACATCTATTTAAACCAGAGTGCAGACCGCTTTGCCTCGCTCGAAACTGTCCCGGGCTACCTGCAACAAATTGATGGCGAAGACATGTCCGGTGATGATCTTGGAAACCTTGCATCAGCATGGGCTCAAGCCCGTAAACAAAACGCTATTGGTGCTTTGTCGCGTCAGGTGCAGTTCAAAGAGTTCAATCATTCTCCGCAGGAAGTCATTTCCGATCAGCGCAAGTACCAGTCGCTTGAGATGGCTCGCCTTTGCAACGTCCCTGCGTACCTCGTGAGCGCACCCACTGAGGGTGCCTCAATGACTTATCAGAACGCACAACAAGCCCGTCAGGATCTCTACTTGTTTGGCGCTCGTATCTACATGGACGCTATTGAGCAAACCCTTTCCAGCGCACAAGTTCTGCCTCGCAACCGCTTTGTCGAATTTGATATCGAAGATGACTATTCAGAGAGTTCCCCAACTGGGATGCCCAACAATGAAACGGATGATGAGTTGTGAAGATTGAGTTTGTAGCCGTGCCCGTCACGCTTGACGCTGCCGCAGGAGAGGACAGCCCCCGAACAATTACGGGAGTGGCCGTTCCTTGGGACACGCCTGCGGTGGTGTCGAGTGGCGAGAAAATTTCCTTCCGCAAGGGTGCGTTTGATGTAAACGCAAAAGCACCAAAACTTCTTGAGGGTCACGACATGACGCAGCTGCGCGGTGTCGTCACCGAACTTGTTGAAGCCGAAGAAGGTCTGCTGTTTACAGCAAAGTTCGCTAACACTCGCGCAAGCGATGAGGCCATTGAATTAGTGAAGGCTGGCGCTTACGACTCCGTAAGTGTTGGCGCAATTCCCACTAAATACAAGTTTGACAAGAACGGCGTGATGGTCGTTTCTAAAGCCAACCTTGTTGAGATCTCGTTGGTCGCACAACCTGCATTTGCAGACGCGGTCATCACAGAAATCGCTGCTTCCCAGCCTGACGAAGAGTCAGAAGAAGAAGTTGTCGAACCCCAACCCCTAGACATTCCTGAGGAGGAAACCATGTCTGACGTAACCCCAACGGTTGAGGCTTCGGCTGAAATCGTTCCTACCGCACCGCTTTTCGCGGCTGCAAAGCGCGTGGCAAAGTTGCCAACCGCTGCCGAATACATCGCCGCTGCAATGGCTGGTGGCGATCAGTGGCTTGAAATGTCAGAAGCACTTCGCGCAGCTGCACCTGACGTCACCACAACTGACACACCTGGCATCCTTCCGTTGCCAATCGTTCAGCCTGTTTACAACAACTTCATTGGCTTCCGTCCAGTGGTTGACGCAATCGGTGCGAAGGCAATGCCCGGATCTGGCAAAGTCTTTATCCGTCCCGAAGTCACAACCCACGTTTCCATGGCTGCACAGTCTGGTGAAAACGCAGCGCTTCAGTCAGGCACCTATGTGGTGACCGACAACCAAGTCACCAAGGGCACCTACGGTGGATACGTGAATTTGTCCCTTCAGGATGAATCGTGGTCAGATCCCGCTGTTGTTCAGCTCATTCTCGATGACATGGCTCGCATCTATGCGAACACCACCGACAATGTTGCTGCAGACAACTTGCTTTCAGGTCAGACACAGACTCGTGTTCTTACAGATCCAGCGAGCCCTTCCGAGTGGGTCACAGACATCTTCGCAGCTGCGCAGACAATTCTGACCAACTCAAACGGCAACCTGCCAACACACTTGTTCCTTGCTCCAAACATGTGGGCATCGCTCGGTTTGTTGACAGACACCACTGGTCGTCCGTTGTTCCCACAAGTTGGCCCAATGAACGCCTTCGGAACAATTCAGGCAAACTCAGCTGACGCAGTTGCGTTCGGTCTTCGCATTGTCGTTGACCGCAACTTTGCAGCAGACACCGTCATCGTTGGCGATCCAACAGGCTTCGAGATCTTCGAACAGCAACGTGGAGCGCTCACATTGGAGTCACCATCAACTTTGTCGCGAGTTCTCTCGTTCCATGGCTATTTTGCCACGTTGATGATTGACCCAACGAAGTTCGTGTCACTCACATAATCACTGGTAGTTAGGAAAGGGTCTGTATGTCTGTAAACACAATCATCTACGCCGCGCGTGTTGATAACTTCGCAGCCGTACAGACCCTGACCCTTTCCGAAGTGGAACCCGGTGACAGCATCGTTGTCGCAGGCGTAACCGACACAACCTTTAACGGCACCGTCACGGTCTTCTCCATTGAGCAGTACGAACTTGTCCGCGTGGACGAGTACGGCATCTTGGAGTTTGATTACAACAACCCAAAGCCCAACCAGATCATCTATGCCGATACGGGCGACAATGTTGTGTATGACACCGCCACTGGCACAGTCACCTACACCGTTAGCCCGGCATGGACTACCTCAGCGCTTGTGCTGGCGTGGTTGGGCATTGACGTGGCAACCGCAAACGACACGGCCTTCGTGGCTAAGTGTGTAAGCGCTGCTAACGCTTGGTGCTTCCGTAAACGCCGTGAGGCTGGTTACACCGACTCTGCGTCCACTGTCCCCAGCGCCGATGTTGAACTAGGTACGACAATGTATGCAGCAACCCTGTACCGCGAACGCGGAACCAGTGGTGACTCGTAC